TCATTTGATCCGGTAGAGTATAATCTGTATTTTCCTTCTTTCGTTGAAATATGATAATTACTACCGGTTACTTCATATTTTGGAAAAGGAACTATCGATGCAGAATCCTGATTTGTATAGTAGTTACTACCGGTTGTTTCGTAATATAACCATTTTTCAAATTCATCAAATCCAGATACCACCTTATCTCTAAGTCCTTTGACTTTTATTTTATTACTAGATAATGAGCCGGTATATGAATCCAATAAATCCAACTGATTATTGTAATATTCTACCAATCCAATTTTATAGTAAAAGTTATCAACTCTTTCTTCCGCAGACGAATAGAATATAAAGTTTGAAAAATCTCTGAAATCAATATTAAGTTTAACTTGTTCGTTACTTCCTGAAATGTATTTATTTAATATTTCCTGTGAAGTTTGCACATTTGCAGATAAAATATCATTCCAAGACTTGTAATCTGTTTCGGTGTTTATCCAATAATCATAATCTACTTCAAAATTTGGTCCACTAATATAGGGTAAATCTGTTTTTAATTGTTCGGGTATTATTGTTATAGTATCTATCCACGGCTTTACAACTTGTGATGAAATCCAACACGTAAATAATCGGTCAACGTCTGCTGGTAACTCTTCGTATAACTTAACATAAAGATATGTTGGATCACCATCGGATGTAACGTTTATAACGTCTATTATTTTATTTTCACCAAAATTAATAACGATTGGTAATAAGTATTTAGACGGGTTTAAGTATGAAAGAATAAATTCACTTATTTGGGTTTTACCAATCGAATCACTTGATGTTTGTAATTTTAGTTTAAGTTCTTTTCGGTCACTCGATACACTTTCCACGAATAACCGTTGATTATTAAAATCACCAATTATATTTGTAAAAAAATTATAAACAATTTTATATGTTCCCGGTGAAAGTGCAAGACCATTTTTACCTAAATCACGATGAACATCTAATGAAATTGTTTTATTATTAGAATTACTACTTTCTATTTTCCAAGAACTTATATTATAGAGTGATCCAATATATGATGTATTTGGTAAAAACGTGTGTAACTCAATACTGTTAACAGACTTTTCATTTTCAGTAGTATATTCAAATTTAGGAACAATTATTTTCTTTTCTTGATTTAAATCAATACGTGCCCCACGAATAGAATTATTAGTAGATAAAATTTCTTCTATATTTTTATATTCAAAATTTGACATCTTTACTTAATTTTTGATTTTATTTGAATTAATTCTGTTTTTATTTGATCTATTTCAGATAACTTCTTACGTAATTCTGTAATTTCCGCGTCTTGTTGATCATTGGTGGAATTTACATCATTAACTAGTGTAGTGGTTAAATCCTCAAGTGTTGATGAAATAGATGACATTTGTGATTGTATTGTTTTGTCTATCTCATTTAATTTTGTATCAATTTGTTCTTGAAGATTTTTATTACTTTCTTCTAATGTTTGAACAGTTTGATTTAAAATTGCACCTTCTTGTGATAATGCAGACAATGATTCGTCCATTCTAACTTCGGCATCAATTTGACTCTGTATAATATCATTTTTAACTGATATAGTTTCCTCAAGTGATGCAATCTTCGCTCTTAATGATGTCACCGAATTTCCATCTTGATTTATTAGATTGCTCAAATCACTTAAAAACTTATTAGTCTCATTATTATTACCGTTTATTTGGTCAATAGATGCCGCATCCGATGCCTTCTTCAATACACTATCCTCGGCAGTAACTGCATCTTGTAAAGATACAAATTTTGTTTCTATCATGTATCGAAAATCTGATAGCAAAAATCTCTCGTCTAATAATGGTACTCGAAGTCTTCCTTTGTTTTTAAATATATTTTTAAACGATTGAATTATCCCATTGGTGTCCCTAACTATATCGGATTTCTCGTCATAATATTCTACTGAACTATCCGATATTAGTTTATCTAAAATGTCTCTTAACTCCTCTGATGGAAGTGTTCCGTTTTCAGATCCCGTTAATATTTTTCTGATTACAAAATTAAAAAATGGATCAATAGGGTCTGAATTTATATCACTTAAAGTGTTTGAAATATCTTCTATCGTACCGCCCGTATTTTTTATTTCTTTTAATTTAGATTTTAGTTTAATCTGTTCTTCTATGTATTTCTTTACATTTGAATAGTCATTAGAATTTTTAAAAGATTTGAATCTTTCAAGTAATAAAGTTTTCTCATTCTTTGTACTTATAATTTCTTTTCTTAAAGAAATACCTTCTCTACTAAAAAATTCTCTAAAATCATTTGGTGTATCGAATTTCAAATTCGGATATTGTTGGATTAAAGATCTAGATTGTGTTTCTGATATATTTTCAAGATATAAAAACTCTTCAATAGTAATCATCGTGTAACCTTAAAGTAGTAGTTGTTATCAAATATTTCGACGTTATCATCAGTTTCCGTTTTAACAACAACACGATAAAATCTTTCCGGTTGCAAGGAGTTCATCCAAATATTAAAATAACTACTTGTACCGTCACAACTTATTTTGGAACCAGTTGTGTTAAATGGTATTATTATCTCATCGGTATGTGCATCTCGTATTTCATAATAAGAAGATGATGGTAAATAATAGTTCTTAACATAATAAGATTGTGTTGTGTATTGTTTCTGTGGGTATCTTGAATTACCATAGATTCTTATTTTTGACTTCTCATCCTGTGAATAATATTTTTTAAGTTTAACATTTAATAAAGTATCATCGGAGTTTACTTTCGTTAAACTACCGGTTACAAACGATGAATCGTCCCAAACTATATGTAATTTTGGAACATATATGGTATTACTATCTGTTGAGAAGAATTTTAACACTGCATTTGTTTCATAGGATGATTCCATATCATCACCAAACTTTAAAATCATACCATCATTATTCAACCCACCAGAACCAGTCACCCATTTATTTACAATCTTGGTAACATCCATGAAAATATCGGAAGACTCATAAGAAAATGATTGACTACATTCAACACTTCCAGTATTCCACCATGTTCCACCACCAATAGTTGAATAATATGATGAAGTTGCAGGTAGGGATGGTATATTCCATTCAGTTCCATTTATTTTTGAAAATCTATATTTCCAGGACACCCCATCAGTTATATTCGGAGTATTATAGTATTTACCCGTCCCATTTGTCCATGAAGAACTAACGGGATATGCATAGACAGAATATTCTTGTGGTATTTCACGTACTTCTGCCGTTCTTAATTGTAAATAATATTTTACACTACCCGATGGTATTTTACCAGAATTTATGTAATCCTGTACCTCGGTTAGGTCGAATTTCATTAGTATTCTACTATTATATCGGTCGGTTTGGCCCACGGTTTCATGGGTTATTTCGATAATAGAATCTGTTCCAGAATTTAAAGATTCTGTTTTTTCATATATGGTTGTGTCATATTTTGGGTAAATAGAATATATCATCCGAATGCCCTCACTCTACCTATAATATCATTATCTGGATATTTTACCTCAAACACCGAAGGATCCAGTGAAGGAAATATAATACCATCTTTAGTTGCATTTGTAATATCGTAAACGTGTTTTGAATATCCCAACGTAGTATCGTATAAGTTTGTTATTCTAACATCAACAACCGTCTGAACTCCTGGTACTTTATCTATTTCCGTAAATAAATTACTTATCACGATTGGTTGATTGATTTGCCATCTCTTAATATCAAAGTATTTTTTAAGTCTGTCTATACATCGAAGAACCACCTGATTTCCATTTTGGTCTGGTAACGTTATAATATCAAACTCAACACCTATGTTTATGATATATGCATCTTTTATATTAATAGCATCCGTTAAAATTCTATGATGATTTAAATACGTTTTAAGGTTTTCCTTAGTTGCATCATTTATCTGAGTTAGTTTATTATTACCGTCATATCCTAATACATAAAAATTTAAAGCCAAATCATTTGAAACTCTATCACTATTATAGATAGACATATCTGTTAATTGAGTATCTTTAGTGATATATGCCTTTGCAATAGCACCATATTTTTGAGGCATACTATATGCACGTATAATATAATCTTCTTTCGTAACGGCACGATTTTGTGAAGCAAAATATGCCAAGGCGTTTTGACGAATTTCATTATAATCTTCTTTTAATTTACCGCCTGTTGCAGGTTCAGGATTTGTTGTTGCAAGACTTCCTACAACTTGTTCGTATAAAATTGGATCCAATCCTGTTTCATCTAATAAAATATTTCTGGATATAACACGTGTGAGTGTATCACTTGGAACATTATCCTGTACACCACCACCAGTTGTATAATATATTGTTATAGTAGTGTTGTTTGGTGCCAATCCATAAGTTTTTGTGTATAGGAAATTAGAAGGGTCTATATCAATAGAAGGCGTACTATCTATACCCGTTAATGAATTTCCAACTAAATCTGGATTTGGGATAAGTAATTCATCATCAAGGTTAGATACACCGGCTCCAAATTGAATTTCAAACGTCAATGCCGAATCACCTTCATGTTCGTGATTTTGTCTTGACGTGAATCTTCTTGATATTTTTCTAAGTTTCAGTAAGTATGGTGTTTCGTTTCTATGTGAACTCAACTCCGTATCATTTCTTGAAATGTTTGGGGTTGGTTCAAATATCGTATCTTGTGCTAAATACGGAACGTGATACCATTTATTACCCTCTGTATCAATACCGTATAATATTTCAATTAAATTAGGTGCAGATAATGTAATTTTATCATAAGGTTTCGGTGAACCAAATGAAAACTCCTGACTTTCTATTACTCCGGATATTGCATTTACAGATTTTTTTAACAACCAAAATGTTACTTCATTGGTAATATCATCAATCTCATAAGGGGTTACTTCAGTTGGATCAAAACTACTACTAAATTTAAAGTCCAAATAATCGGTTGTTCTAAATCTTGAACTTATATTATTTACATCGGATCCAACAACCATTCCGGGTTCTATTGCAAATGCGTAACTATAATCAGGAACAATTTCTCCATCTACTGTTTTAGAAGGAACTATCTGAAAAACATCCGTCTTTACACTCGCCGCTATGCTATTTTTAGGTTTATAGCCAAGTGATTGTGCTATATTTACAATATTGGAAGGTTCCGCTGCCTGTAAAATAAAAGATTCTTGTAATGCAACATCGGTATAGTACGATAAAACATCACCAACGTATGCAGCCATCTCCAAAAACATCATACCCGGCGAAGCTTCGTTAAAATCCTGGTATGTATTCGGAAAATAGTTTTTGGCAAAATCAATAAGATTTTGTTTTAAACTAACAAAATCCTTTGACATATACCTTATATCTTTTTTAATTAAATCAGCCATTATAAATTGCCTCTTCTATTGTTAAGTTGCCAGTATCTGATATAAATATCTGTATTGGTAAATATATGTTTGTTCCAGAAATAGATACCAGCAACTGAACAGATACGGCATGGTTATAATCATCCACCCTACCATCTTCTGACATATTTATATTAACATCGACTCGTTGAATCACAACATAAGGCATCCAAGTTGATATTGCAGATGATATTTCACTTTTTATTTTATCAATAAATTCATCCTCACTATTTATATTCTCGAATAATATAAATTTCAAATCTGTTCCAAAATCCGGTTGCATATATCTCTCACCCTTTGATGTTAACAGTAGATTTTTTAAATTTGAAAATACTTGAGTTCTGTTTGTGTAACTACTATTGAATATACCACTCGGATTATTAAAAGGTAGTGTTACACCAATAGGAGTAGAACTTGTAAAATTAGATCCAGATATTTGTGATTCATTTGTTAATATTTTTCGTCTAAATCTCAATTATTATCTCCCCTTTTTTTCTTGAATTTTTGCCATAAGTGCAGAATAATCACGAGTAAATGCCTTTGAAACTTCAGGTGACAACTCATCTACATCAACTCCACGTGGGGTTGCATCTACATAGTTTGTATTAACAGAGTTTATCGAATCGGTTGTAAACGAAAGAGTGTTCTCATATCCCTCATCTATCCCCATACTTGCCTCCATAGAACGACGTGTTTCGTCTAATAACGCCTGAATACTTGACATACCTGTTTTAGACTTCTTCTGAACTGGTTTTTTCGTAGATTTACCGGCAGAATTTACAAGGTTTACACCGTGTGATATAACTTTACGGTCATCCTTTCTGTTCGATTCATTTAACTTTTTATCAAGTGCATATTCTATTTCTTCACGAATAATAGAACGTATTTTTTTTAAAAAATTTTGACTATCCATAATGACTCCATTAATTTAGTGTTTTTATGATTTGTGACAAAGATTTATTTATATTCTTCTTGTTATTATTTACGGCAGAAAAATACTCATTCATTGTCTTTGTATTATTATGTTTTGCGTTTAATCTCTGTGCCGACCTATTTGGATTGCCGGTAATTTTTCCAAATACGATATAATCGTTTTCACCACAAAATGTTGATATTGTATTTTTTTTAACAGAAAACTGTGTTCCATTCCTGTCAACCCCACGTAATCCAGTATTACCACCTATTGTAATCATATTACCAGAATCGGATAGATAAACACACGTCTCTATGTGCGTTTTTGTTGGCCCTACTGAAACAGTTGCCATCGCCCAATCCAATCCAAGTAGATATTTTAATAAATTTTTCCCATTAGGTAGTAAATTACCATTTTTGTCAAAATGATACCCTTTTACAAATATTGCACATTTACCGTCACTATAATATTTCTCAGGTTTTTCTGGTAACCAGGAATTTTGAAATTTTATTTTACCCTCATTGTCAATTATATTCGGTGGAGAATTTACCAATCCATTTGATACTAAAATTCTGTGATACCTGTCAACATCTGTTGTACCACTATATGTTTTTAATCCTGATCTACCTATTAAAAACTCAGTCCAAACACCACACCAATATGGTTCATCGGCCCAAGAAGGATTTTGTTGATACAACCCGATTGCAGTATCTTTCCCACGATTGTAAACGTGTTTATCGTTTAATATCATCATGTGTTGTTCTGTATTTTCCTCGGCGATATAAGGAACTTTATCATTGAATATACCTACCTGTGGTATATTCATTGCAATTAAAACATCCCACACCGAATCTATTGATATACCCTGTGTTAGTTTATTCCAATCTGCATCGAATTTATACTTAACATACCCTTTTATAGATTGTATGGACAAATTTTTCTCGTTTTCTTTTTTCCCGTAAGTGCCGGATGGACCTTCAACAGAACGATATGCCCAATATGAACTATCATTTATTTTACCCTGCTCAATATAAGATGTAACACGTATATCTGTTGTAATTATTGGTGGATTTATTTTTGTATTTTTAACAACATCACTCGTTTGTGCACCACTATTATCAACAGAAATTGGAGCAGATTCTGGCGACTTGGATGATTTATTTTTTACTTTTTTCTTTGAGATACCGGATGATTTACTTGGAACAGATACGGATTCTTTAGGAACCGTGTTGGAAGATGTACCATCTTGTTTTCTTTTTTCTTCTTCTTCTTTTTGTTTTTTAATATTATCCAAAATATCCGAAAAATCGTCCATTCTTGAATCATCAATTAGTTTGGAAGAATCCACCTCATCCTCTATTACAACTGTTAAAAGTTTTAACTTTTCTTCTTTTGTAACAACCGGATCTTCATTTTCTATTTGTGCAATTAAAAGTGGCATAAATTAACTCAAATTAGCCTCAGCGGTTTCTTGTTTATAAAAAGGGTCAACGGTTTGACGAGAATCACCCGATTGATTATTAGTTGGATTTGAATACTCAGTTGTATTTGATTCTTTACGAGCATTTGCAGCTGATTTATCCCTCGGAGATACTCCACCGGGATTCTCGTTTAAAAACACGAGATTACTTGGTAACTCACGTAATCTTTGTCTTAATGCCTTAATATTTTTTTTAACTACGAAATAATCGGATGAATTTATCGGCGGACCGGATGGACCAACTCCAGTTGGATGAGTTTCCATAGTAATATGTTCTATGAGTTTATCCACCGTATCACATAAATCACCCAACCATTCTAATGTTCTATCCCCCAATAAAACAGGAGAAACTGCATTTAAACCCAGACTTATCTTCTTACTTTCAATTTCTACAACTTGTCCTGCGTCAATAGAAACAGCCTTTTCAGAAGATAAGCCAAGTCCTTCCTTTGCAAATGCAATTATTTCTTGTTTTTTTGCATTAAAAATCAATCTGTCAGACGATATTATAACCTGATTTCCTGAAAAATTATTCTTGTTAAATAAATCAACACTTTTATCTTTTATAGAAGTTGTTATAGTGGATGCAGGTTTAAATCTAACTTCTTGTCCAGAAGTCATCCATATAGATGAATCATCTTCATCTATGTTTTCCAAAATAAATTCGTTAAAAGGTTTTCTATCCGGGTTTGTGCCATTTGATATAATTAAAATAGGATTTCCCGTATCTCCCAATCCTTTTTTCCAAAAAGGTTTTATTGGATAAGTTTTTCGTTCGTCGATTGTTGACCCAAATCTTATAGATTGACCCCATCTCCCTTCTAACAGTATATCTCCTGAGTAAGGTTGTAACGGATAAACATCATTTCTTTCGGGAAATGCTGGATCTATCGTAGTCTCTACTGAAATCTTTTTAGATTTTTTAACCGCTATTCCATCATTTGCGTCTTTTCTTGTTTGAGAATTGGATGGATTTGTTTTAGATAAAAATTCTGTTATACCCGGCAATCCATTATGGTGTACAGAACTTTGAATTGAGATAGGATTTGTATAATAGTATTCTTGACCTGTTCTTCCTGCACTATTATACGCAGTTGGGCCTTTTGTTAATAAAACAACTTCACCCGATATTGGAATATTTTTTAGGTTGGCGTCTAACGCTCTTGCTTGTATTACGTCTCCACTTGCCTGTGAACCGAACGGACCAGTAATTTTACATATAATAGTGTAAAGTTTTTCTTTATTATTGCCAGTAAAATCTACATCTACAACTTCAGCTGTTATAAACTCATATTCCTGACCGTTTAATATCGTCTTTTGTGGATTCATCTATTTTGATTTCCTCTTGACTATCGCTTATTGATTTTATTTCTTTTAGTAGAGCATCTTTTTCTTCATCTGTTAAAAATGAATTACCTTCTTCTACCTTGTTATTTACCGTTCGTTGGATTACCGCCGCCAATTTAACAAGATGTTCATCGTTCTTAACAGCGACTTCCATATAATCTTTGATAACCGGCACAAGAAGAGCAGCGTCACTTATATTTGTAATAAGTGGTTTTAAATCTGCTATAAGAAGATTAATTTGTCTATCTTTCTTCTTTTGGTTTTCGTAAATATCTTTTAATAAATCCGAAAACTTTTTACTTCCAAATATTTCTACGTCTAAATTACTCATAAATAAATATCCTCAATCGTTAATAATTTCTTGTAAATCAAACCATGATAAGGTGGTTATATCAACGCCGTCTGAATATTCTTTAAATAATCTGATATAAATTTCCTTTATCTTGGAAATAACGGCGGTAATGTATTGTGACTTCAATCCAGTTCGTTCACGAATTAAAATATAAATTGCCTTCTTATTATAGTTCTCTATATTATCTCTCGTTCTGAATAAATAAAGTACGGAATCTGCTATTTGAATATCTCTTTGTTTTTGAAAAACAGTTGCAAGATATTTGTCCATAATATCAACAAACATATCGATGAAATCTTTCTGTTCCTCTATTGATTCACTACGGATAACTTCATTGATAATGTTACGTTCATCGTCAATCGCCTGTATATCATCTTTTGCTTTAAATTGATAATAGTTTTTATTGTTTTCAGCGATTAAATAATTTTTTGCAACAATAGAAAAATAAGAAAATGCCTTTCCACTATCGGCATTATATTTACAAAGTTTTTCATGTAGAAATGCAACAACTTCATGTTTAACATCCTCGTGTGATACATCGAAGTTATAGAATTTAAATCTATGTATCATTATTTCAGCGAGTTTATAAAATGCAGGATGTATTTTATCGGTGTATATTATATTTCGGATAACCGGGTCATCACATTTATTATACTCTATTATCGCATTCTCGGTTTCTTGTGTGAAATAGACATTTTGTTTTTTCTTTGTTTTTACCATGATTACTCCCCCGGTGTAGAACGTAAAGATCCCAAGAATGTATTAGAATCATCTAGCACCTCATCGTCTTGTTCTTGTTTAACATCAACATAACTCGCTATGTTGTTTATGATTGTTTTCAATTCTTTAAAGAAATAACCAACCTCGTCATCAGATTCAAATGACCCATTCCTATCTAATTGACGTAAATATGATTGTTGACTTAAAACTTTATTACGTATAGATAAAATAAATTCTTGATTTTCAGTAGATATTTCATCCAATTCGTCATAATTTTTTTCCAAATCATTATACTTTCTGTATAAATTTATGTTTATAAAAACAGAACAAATCAATAAAAATAAAACAATAAAATCCATACTATTATCCTCTTTTTGTTTTATTCTTTGGTTGTATTATTGTATCTATAACGCCAAGTTGAATGGCATCTTCGGGTGTAATATAGTAATCTTTTACTGTATTATCTACCCAAAACTTTCTATCTTTATTGGAATTTGAACTCATTATCCCAACAATTATATCTTCCAATTTTTCCATGTGTTGAACATTTGCCTTCATATCTGATGACTTACCATAGATACCGGAAGACATCTCGTGAAACATAATTGTACTATTTTTAGATGCCGCTCGTATTCCTGTACCTGAACAAAGTAGTAGTGCCGCGGCAGACATCGCTCTTCCTCTACAAATAGTATTCACTTTAACATCAAGACTTTCAATAAAGTCTATAATACCAAGTGCCTCATATACGTCACCACCGTCGGAATTTATTATAAGGTTGATTGGATTTTCTTTTTCTTCTTCAGGTCGTATGCGAAGTATTGCCTTTATTCTCAACATAACCTCGTAAAGAGTTCCGTCTGTAATATCACCGAACAATAATACACTCGAAGTTTCGGTGTCAATTCCGTACTCAATTTGAGTCAATGCCTCTTTCCATTTCAATGGAAGTTCTTGATTTGACATATCGGAATTAGTAATATTTTTTAATTGTTCCGGTTCATCGTCATATAAATTTTTCATCAACGCCCTCCCTTTTTGTTTTTTTTAAATTTCTTTTTACCAACACGTTTAGATACTTCTTCCATTATTTTATCATTCATGGATTTTTCTTTAACAGTTTTCTTTTCTTTTTTTACTATTTCCGTCGGTGGTAATGTTCCAAATAACTTCTCTTGACATACACCTTTGTGATATACATTACCTTCTTTATCAACAAACACGTTCATAAATTTCCATCCACGAGGATAACCATGATTTATTTTTTTCTCAGGATTTGGCAACATTTCGGCCGTACACCTCCAACATAAAACTTTAACTATATGGTCGTCAACAAACACTTCTTCATAACAGCGTTTTTTACTAAGTGGTGAATTATTTTGACATAACAAATATTTCATAAAAATAAATTAAAGTTATCTAACAAATGGCAATGCTCTTTTCCACGGATTATCAACACCATTATTATTGGTTTTGTCTTTTGTCTCTTCGTTATCCTCTATTTCATCATAAAATTTGTTTACATCTTCAGATTCTATGACATCATTAGATTCTTGTTCTTCAAATATACGAAAATCTTCATCATTATTCAAATTTATTTTTTCTTCAATAGGTTCTTCTGATTTAGTTTCTTCCTCGATAGGACTGCCTACAATAACCGGTTGATTAGAATTTAAATGATTTGCAGCAACTACTAAACTTATTGCAAGTGGGTCAAACACAATTACTAGAATTATAATAAACCAATTAACAACTATATCCATAGGTAATCCTGTAATACGACTAAGGTAAAGTAAAGGACCCAACTCTGATGAAAATGATTCGTTTGATATTGTCAATTTATTTTGTTCTATAATAGAAATAGAATCTGATAATGCAAATGATTTAGATGTCATCGTTGAAATCTCATTGTTCAAGAGTTCCGAAGACTTATCTATGGAAGATATATTTTTGGATAGATTACCGGTTCCTTTTTTTTGTGTAAGTTGTTGCGTGTATGCATTCTGTTGAGATACTCGTATTTGGTCAAAAGATTTTAATCTATTTGTTTTTTCGTTTATGGCTACATCTAATTGTTTCTTTTGTTCCTCAAACAATTTTTTCTTTTGGTCAAGTAGTGTGGTTTCATTTTGTGCCTTGTAAATAACCTTTGCAGTTTCTTGGTAGGAGTTTGTTAGATACCCGTAAACACCGATAGATGTTATAGACATTAACACAACTATAGCAGCAGACAAATAAAATTTTATACCTATCTTTATAGTCTTAAAATGATTATGTAGAAATGTGACAACCACAAGTTTAGATAGTTCTAACATTGCAGCCATACCAACAATAGACCATGAACCACCTGAAAATAATTTAGATATACCAAAGACAGAATAATATCCTGAAAATGTTGCTAATCCTATAGCACAAAACCAAATTAGATTTTTAAGATTAAAAACTCTGTTAAACATTTACACTCTCATACGTTTCACGATACTTAATTAAAGCAAGTTCTTTTGCCTTACATTCCAACATAACATCAACTTGTTGTGAATAAGTATCTATCTTTTCCAAAATATATTCCGCGTGTGCCTGTGGTTTATCTTTTTTGTTACCCGTCTCTTTTTGTTTAGACGATGAGTAGTGAACGATGGGAGTTATATCATTTTTCCAAGTAGATGTGGCCATCTTCATTGCATCTTCCTCGGTTAAACCACCTGTGTTAAAAATATGATGATGGTAGTCGAATACAATAGGAATACCTGTGTTATCGTGGATATACATCAAATCAGAAACATTGTACATATTTTGTTTATCATCGTTTTCAACGGTAAGACGTGACTTAACAGAGTCGGATAGTTTGTCAAAATTATCACAAAATCGTTTCATACTTTCTTTCTTATTACCATACGTACCATTACAATGTATGTTAATTTTATTATATGGAGTTTTGGACAACCCCATTAAGTCAAATAGTTTACCATGAAGTTCAAGGTCAACTATTGTATTTTTAACAACCTTATCGTTTGGAGAACAAAGAACATTAAAGGGACCGGGATGTGATGTTAGTCTAACACCGTTTTTGTTTGCATATTCACCAATTCGTTTCAATATAATAGAAATCTCTTGAATATTCGGTAAATTCTCGATACCATATTCGGATGCCCAAGGCATCATATCAGAAGATACTCTAAAGAATTTTATGTTGTTTTGAACATTCCAATGTATAACAGTTTCCAAATCTTTTACATTTTGTAAAGATAATTCTCCCGCGTAATTTATACCACGTTGGAGAAAGGTCTTCTTTATCATAGACCGATTTGTTGTTATTTTTTGTTTCTTTAGAGTTTCACAGATACAAGCGTAACCTAACATAGTTTACCTATTATATTGAATATTGTAGTACAAATATAAGAAAAATATTTGAGATACACAAATAAAAAACCCATCTAAATTGATGGGTTTAACACTAAATTCTTGTTAAATATTCATTATAGTCCCGGAGGTGCAGTTGGATTATCGTAATCTTCACTTGGATTGTATTTGATACTTCCTGTCCATGAACCACTTGCAATAAGACGTATTGACAATCCCATAGTCATAGGGGTTGTTACTGAAATCAAAGAACTATTCGACCAGTATGCTCTGTATCCAGGTGCAGTAGTTGCCGATGCAGAAGTTGCAGACCACCAATTAGAACTCCATTCCATATCAAAAAATTCACCAGTCTGTCTCATATAACCCGAAGGATTGCCATAGAAATAACTTGAATTGTCACCATTTCCATCGATGTCTTTATCTAAAGAACTCCAATTTTCAGTATTCTTTAGTTTATACCCAGCTACTTTTTCCCCACCCAAATAAGTTACGAGTGCATTCCATTGTGTAGTTGTTGGTACTTTAAATTGTGCATTTGGCACTATCTGTTTGGATGTTAATGATGCACTAACAACATACCAATTATAAAGTTTACCGTGTAAATCTCCATTGGAAGAATCGTCATTGTAATATCTCCATGCCGGAGTGCCGGCAGCACATAAACTTTCCCATTCTGCATCAGTCGTTGCGTGTTCGATTGGTGTTCCATCGGCAAAACAATCAACGTCTAAGTTGTGAGTGTCCCATTGTTGGGAACCTATTGTTACTATCGGCATCTATATCTCCAAAATTATTAGGTAATTTGTTTACAATAAATATAAACAAAAAAGGGAAAACTCAATGTTTTCCCTTTTATTGGATTAAATATTTCTATTCAATATCAATGTGTTTAATCTTATTTTCTTTCTTTACAATTTCATTTTTGGGAATTGAAAGTGTAAGAACTCCGTTATTATGTTTTGCAGAAACCTTATCGAAATTATAATCGTTATGATTTCTGATAACAAATGACCGCTCAAAATAAGATTGTTTTAGTTCACGGAGAATATAATTAACATTCTCTTTCTTCTCTGTTTTTTGTTTACCGGATATGGTGAGTGTTTTGGTATTATCCTCGTTATCCTTAATTGAAATTTTTACCTCTTCTTTAGATAACCCGGCAATTTCCGCAACAAAAGTAATTTCAGATTCACTTTCCATAATGTTCACCTTTGGGTAGGATGCCTTTTGAATTGCATCAATTCCAAACGTCTTTGAAAATTCAGGAAATGTTTTTGAAATTACGGTATCAAATACCCTATCGAGTGGTAGAAACGGGTCGCTCCATAATGTTGGATTATAAAGAGACATTTGTTCGTATGAAGATTTGTTACTCATAGTAAACTCCTATAAAAAATTAAACAATCAGTTAGACTTGTTATTACCGACCCATTTGGCGTCGGTATATTTGATATAAATATAGTTTGATTTAAATTTTCAAATTATAAGTTAGATATTAACCACGAGATTTAGTAGTACGTTTAGGTTTGATAGTTGCAGGTTGTTTCTTAGTAGTTCTTGGGTAGTTATCAATAGGATTTGCCGTATTGGCCCTCGGTGTTCTAACTTTAGGGGTTCTCGATTTAGTTTCAACGGGTTTAGATGTGGATATTTCCGCAGTCTCGTATGTAAATGCCCCACCACCACGCCAATTATCGTTTGGATTTTCTTCTCCAATATAATGTTGTTTAAGTGCAGTAATCACGGCGTCCTTATCGGAAATAGTTTCACTAAGAGTTTGTATCTGGCGTCTGTTGTAATCGGAAATAGTTTCACTAAGAGTTTGTATCTGGCGTCTGTTGTAATACCAAAATCCAAGTCCAACTAAGAAAACAACGGTGAATAGTATAAGTAAATTAATCATAAAACTCCTTATTTTAAAATAGAAAAAATATATTGGTTATTAGTACCATCACTAAATTTTTTAATAACTAGATTGTTGTAAATGACGGATAGTATCGAGAATAAGTATAGAATATTATATTCAAAGTCATCACTTGTGTTTTGTTTCAGAGTAAATACAACTCGGCTACTAACTCGTTTAAAACACTCTTCAATGGTTCTTAGAATAAATTCGTATTGTCTATCTCCATATAGCATAGTATCGAATATACCTGTTATCAGGATAGACGAGGTATCTTCATTATTTTCAGAAAGAAAATCTTGCATCGATTTAAATGTAAAATCAAACTTTTTTCTTCTAATAAATGGATATAATTCACTATCCAGTAATTTAAATTTTTCTTCATCAACATCAACACCCTGATATGTATTGATGTAATTCGTAAATTCCGATGAGTAATCATAGTTGTCTGACTTTTCTGCATTATGAATATTTTTTAAAAACATAAAGTCATCAAAACCTGCACCAAAATGTAGTATGTTATAGGGTGGATAATCGTCATCATTCGACCATCCAAATAGTCCAAGTGAATCCGCAATACTATTAAATGTCAAAATGTTCGCCATCGAAGTAATCTCCTATGTTATTTTTTCTTCGTTTTTTAATTCTCGATTTCTTTTCAGTTGAATCGTAAAAATCTGCACGTAGTGGATGGGTTCTGTTTAAATTTTGAGTAAACTTTAAACTCAAGTCTGCCATTTCCCATGCAGTCTTAGGGTCTTTAGTGGGTGGTAAAAGATGTTCATCGGAAAGATTCACCCCGTTTGCTTCTATGTATAAGTTTTTCTGTGAATCAAATCTCATCTTTGCGCCCGGGCATTTTCTTAGTACCTTTCGCATTACCTTTTCTAGTTCTGTCATTTTTGCCTTCATGGTTTCCTCTATCTTTTATTTCTAAGTGATACAACTTTTTTATAGCATCAATATTTTTTTGAATAATGATGCATTTTTCATATTCTTGTTTTTCTAAAAAGTAAATAAGCATATCATACAATTCGTCTAATTTCTGAAATGTAGATATTGAATTTAATTCAAAATAGTAATTTGGGTTTTGGTTTAGAAGTTCCCAACTGAATAACAGAGAACTTTCATACATTTTTTGAATCTTATCCATCTGTCTTTTTTTGTAGTGCCTCTGTTATATTTGGGAAATTTATTTTGAATATCTCGTTGATTTGATTTGCAATTTCACGGTGTTCCTTTTGGGTATCTTCGGATGTTCTCAATTCTAAGTAGTGCATCCACGAGCGAATATTGCCTTTCATATAGAGTGTAGTTTCTGTGGCGAGTGGAAGAATATCTCTAGCAACTTCCCGTGCTATACCGGCGTCAATCATTTCGTTGTAGAGTTTCAAGGATGCTTGGAAATGACCACTTACAATATCGGATAGTTTAACACCACCCACCCATTCAGGATTGTATAGTTCTGCAGATGATTGACGATTTTTTTGTGCTTGTTTACGGAGTTCAACATCTTGGATTGATGTGGCGGAAGAATACCGTTGTGAAAATTCTTGAAACGAAAATGATTTGTGACGAAGAATCTGTGCGGCAATAGAACGTCTTGTTACAATTTCAACGGTCATATCAACAAACTCAAACGGAGACCAATGTTTATGTGTAACTAAATAATTTATTAGTCTTGGTGCCGTTTCAAAATTCATTTGATTAGATGGGTTACTTACACGGGCAACATACACGATAAATTCTTCTGGAGAAATGTCCATAGAAGGGTGTGTTATAGAAACTAATTTTACACTCATTAAAAATTTTCCTTTACAGAGAGATACTTTAAAACTTCTTTCCAGTTTGGGAATTTCGGACTACCGAAATGTATAAACTCACCACTAAATTCAGTTGAACCGTTTGCCGTTCTATCATCAATAAGATAATTCCCCAAATTCAAAGACTTATTGTTTGATAGAATAAGTTTCTTATAAGCAATACTACCAAACTTTTCATCTATCCACAATCTCTTATCTATAAATGAACTTGGATTTTCCCATTCAGCAGTTGATAAAAAATAAACATTGAATTTTGTATTCAAGAAATTTACCGCATCATAGGCATCTGGAATCAATTCAAGGTCTCGGTAAAATCCAGGAGGAGTCGGTGGTATATGATACGGGTCTATCTTTCTTCCATACATTCTTTCCCATTTACCTGCAAAATCTGCAACAACCCCATCCATATCAACGTAAACTATTTTTTTCACTATCAACCTCGTTATCAGTTTGTCCATCGAATACATTATCATCAGAATCTAAACTACTATTGATTTCGTCTATATTGATTTTGTTCAAGTTAATTTTGTTTTGCCTACGATTTTTGTTTCTATCATAAGAATCTAACTTCTTTGATTTTGAAACTTCGTAACCGTCTTCAAACTTGGTCGTATTTGAAATACGTAATTTGTAATCCCGTCCCATCTTCTTATATCTAATGTATAATAATGTTACAACATACGAAAAAAATTTGTAATATCCAAATATTTTTTAAAATTTATTTTTGCTGTCACAACTAAATCGTTTCTTAACGTAATATGAAATAGTCTCATAATAATCTTTTTTGGACGGATTGTTTTTGATTGCATTTTTCATATATTCATCCACCATATCATCATCTATATGATATGAAGAACTCGTGGTACTTTGATATTGCTTCAGTATGTTTTCAGTTGTTATGATTGCATCGTTTATATGAAACTCGTCATAATCTGAAATTTCTACTTTGTACTCTCGTAGTAAACCTTCCAAACGAAACATCCATTCAATATAATCATTTTTTACTTCCACCCTTTTTTAGTTTAATAAGTTGAATACTGGTAACGCCACCATCATCTGTGATTATGACATTATATCTTGATTGTATCAAAACACCATATAACCAACCCAAAAACGTATTTATCTCTTTTAGATATTGGGCATCATCATTTTTGTTATTGTCTGGAACTTTTTTATTTGAGTTAGGTAATTTACCGTCATCCTCTGAAAATAAGTCTTCACCAAATAGGTCAAAATCATCTTGATTAGAATCGAAATCTGTGTTATCTTCGTTATTTTGTTCAGGATTGTTTTTAATATTATCACTTATTTTTTTGATAATATCACGAATAATCTCTGAATCATATAGTCTATTAAATCTATCTAAAAAAAGTTTCTTCTGTTCTGCCGTCATCTTCTCACTACGTTTACCACCCATATCAATCTCATAGTAATTGAGCATTGACTTAATTTTTTCTTTTTGATTTTTCGTCATATCCGTTTCCTACATGGGTTAAAGATTTTAAAACATCATCGTACTCGTAATGACCATTTTGGATTTTTATCAATGAGTATTCTTTTATCGTTCTTAATAACTTTTCATTGTGATTACCAGATTCAATCAATTTTAAGAAAGATTCTTTTTGTGGACATATTCTACTACTGATACTGATTTGATTAGACTTAGTTAAAACCATATTTGTTCCAATCATTGAGAGTATAAACAATATGGTGTATAATATAAATGTTTCCATGTAGTTTTGTATTTAGTTATGAAATCTTTTAGTTATAAATATACATGAGGTTGATAATAAAAACAGGGCAGAAGAACTTATTTGGTCGGTATATGTTTTTTGGTTATTACACCATATACGTTCTTCTGCCCATAACATATTACAATTTTGAAATCGCCGTTATATTTCTATTTTCCAATTCTACATTAAACCTCTTAGATACCTTCACCCAATACTTGTTAGTTTGGCGTTTACGGTCTCCATTCGGTCCACCATTCCACTTTCTTGCCATTACCTTAATATCAGTAACCGAGAGTGAATCCCAATTCATCTTGGGATTGTAGAATTTCTGGTAAATCCAAAACATTTCTTCCGATTTGTTTGGATTGTGTCTATCGGAAAGAGTAAATTGCTTTTTCAAACCACGAATCTTACAGATTCTATTTACCTCTTTCACCATTACGGGTTTGATTTGGATTACTCCAACCGAACCATCTTTGGATTTTGCTTTGGGATTGCCTTTTGACTCAACCCATGCAATAGACGAATACAACACATCTTTTACTGCCTCGTTCTTTTCAAAAGGTTTCATTGCCACAAGGACAATTCCTATCATTAAAAAACAGATGAGTGTAACGTTTTTGCGCTTGTTGTTCATAATAAATCTCGCATTTGTGGATAATTTGTTTTCATTCTTTGTGTTACAAATTGTAACACAGGTGTTATTACAACACATTATACCGACCATGTATAACTATGTTTTTTTCCGTAATATGTTTTGTTTTTAAATTAAGGTATCTATTGTTTGTTGTTTATCAGTTGTGTTGTTCTTAGTATAAGCACCAAAGTCTTGGTCTGGTTTCTTCTTTACTTCCACCGTTTCTTCTTGAGATTCTTCCAGTAGGTTTACAAGTTCATTTGGGTCTATATCTCTGTATTGAGTCTCCAATACAGCGTGACAACAATACCAGTTTCCTTGATTGTCTTTTAACAATTTATTTGTATTTAGTTCTTCGTGTATCAGATTCGCCTGTTCTTCTGTTGTGGTATTTCTTAATTTTCTAACTATGAAATAGATCTCATTATCTAGTTTAATATAATTTCTTGTAAGCATATAGTATTAGTATTATAGTAATATAGTATTATAGTTTAGATCTATAATTTAGATCTATAGTTAATATAGATATACTTAATATAAAGATCTAATAGTTACAGTTTTTTAGGTGTACACTTTTTCCGTGTACACTACAAAGATACAAAATTTTTCAATACGAGTCAAGCAAAATTTATCGGATGTTCAAAATATTTTTAAGACGATGTTCTTTCTTCCAGCCTGCCTGATATTTTGAATCAGTATAGTAAATTACCAGGTCTGAACTGTATTTAGATTGTACAAGTGATACAGAGAAATTTGAATTGTATCTATCGGTTGTACGAAACCAAATTTGCTCTTGTTTTTTTGCCTCATACCTACTTTCAGTTTCCCAAACCCACAAGTCTGCCTCGTACTTGTTTTTGGTTACGAATACCTTATAGTCACCATTTTTGGTCGGTGAAATGAACACCAGTGACAAAATGACCAATATACTACCCATAAAACCCCCATTTTACCCCTCTGGCGTCCTCGCCACGAGGTCAAAACCCCGATAGGTATAGTTACCTATGGGTGTGAAAAAAAACCCCTTAAATTTTCAAAATTTGACGTATTGTAAGTGTTTGGGGTGTAAAGACTTACAAAAAACCCCGTAAGTCATTGATTTATATGAACTTACGGGGGTTTATCACATTTATACCAACTACCAACTACTTACATACCCATAAGGACATCTGGACGAACAATCATATCAATGTTTTCACCACCATCGTGAACCAATGCGTTCTGTTCATCCCAAGAAATTATCCCATAACCATCCTGACATCCGTATCGTTGATAATATCCCTCATATTCCTCGAATGATTCGTGTGGATTAAATTGACTATCAAAAAACGGAACGTCACCTGTTTCTCTCAATAGACTCTCTTCAAGAGAATTTATCTCTGACAAATAATTGGATTGTATTTCTTCCGGTTGATTGGAAATAATATCATACATTTCCATACGAGTAGAAATTAAGTTAGTGTACTTGTCTTGTATTTGTTCTAACGAGTTACACATAACTACGTTTCTCCATTCATCCGAATAGGTTTCCTTTAATTTCTTAAAATTATTGTTCATTGATATAGTCCACGATTTTCGATTCTGAAACTGTTTTTACTTCAAACGGCTCGGTTGACTTTGCAAGATACTTGTGAATCTTGACTTCCGCGTCTGTTACCGATACCGCGTTTACCATGTATGTTCTTGTTTGATTTTTGATTTTTCCTTTTTCATTTTCAATTTCAAACTGAACTTTTGCTATGTAGAAAGACATAATTACTCCTTGTTATTATTACGAATGTGTATGTTAGTTAATTGTTTACTATTGAGTTGTATTTTTCCTGTTAGTGATTTTATGTTGTAGTAACCTTTCTCGGTTCCTACTGAATCATTTTTCACACCGATAATTGTTTCTCCATTCTCTTGTAGAATGTATGTTGGTATAAAGTGTATGGGTATCTCGTTGTATTCGTCTGTGTATTTTGCAAATACTTTTTTACCTATTGGTATTTCTTTGATATTCATTTTATCTTACAAAGGGTTTTACAAAAACATTGTAGCCGAAAAACATAACAGGAAAGAGTAGTAAGGTGTATAGAAATAAATTACGGAAAACTAATTTATTACCTTCCAATTCTCGTATTCGGTTATACTTTGATAGTGAATTTATAAACTCATTACGAGATATATCTTTTCCAAATTTAGAATATACGCTTGGGTCTGATAAAAACACCATAGAAACCCCTTCACGTGAAGGGGTTTTCGACCAATTAAATGCCTGTGGTTTTGATTTCTTTTTCATAGTAGTAATTCGTTGGTTAAATTTATGCGGATAGCAATTTAGTATTGATAGATTTCGCGATACTTGTTATCTCGTTGGATGATGAAATACGAACGGCATTATCACCATAACATTCTTTCACCTCTGTCCAATCACGACCACCACTCCAACCACTTTGAATAAAGTATGTTAGAAACTTTATACCATTACGTTGCATCTTTTTCATCTGTTGTTTAGAATGTTTCTGAGCAGCAGAACCGTTGTACAAAAACGTAGTAGAGTTTCTTGCAGAATACAACATATATGGCTGTCCATCACAAAGATTTATAAAATAAGCATCATTGTTACGTGATTGTGAAATTATCTCACTCATTATACCATCAAAACACAATCCTTCTGGAGTTAGTCCGGTGCAATCTAATCTTGGGAATATATCTAAAATATCTCGAATACTATTTTTCTTTGAATCAAAGATATACATCAAATAAGGAATTTGTGTACTTGCCCCAAACCGATTACGTCGTGATGCATTTGAAGAATCAGAAAAGGTACTACGAACAGAAACTTGAATGTGTACATTCGTTAACATTTTAGATACGGTTGCCATCATCGCTGCAAACTTCAATGATTCTTCCCACTTTGAACCTTGCATAGAACCCGATTGGTCAACCGATATGTGAATGTATGCGGGTTTATACGATGATATATTTATCTTTGAAAATACATCAAAGTTATCAAAACCAATTTCGTGTAACAATCGGTTATCCAATTTACCGCTGTCTAAACGTGTTGACTTTGTTACACGTTCCTCATTACGAACCTGAAGTTTCTTTGCGAGAATTTTTCCGTTTTTAACACCTTCCGATATAAGATTATATGCAAATGTATAACCCCAGCCGTTGGAATCTCTTGTTACACCATAAGGAAGTCCGGCACCACTATCCATAAAGATTTTGTTAACATTTCTTACAATGTAAAGTGGAACACCACTAGCATTATCGGAAGAAAACTCAGAGTTCTGTCCAACAATCTTTTTGTCCAAATCAATAGACGCAAATCCGGAGATTAACAAATTATCGTTTTTAGTTACAGACTTCTTTTTCAAAGTACCATTTGTAACTTCTAATTGTTTTTCATGTAATTTGTAAATGGTTTTTACCATAGAATCTGAAAGATTTTCCATCTGGTTAGTCTCGTTGGTATCTTCTGAATCCATGTCATTTTGAGATTCGTTGGTATCTTCTGAATCCATGTCATTTTGAGA